CAACCATGCACTTAGTTTGGGCTTGCTCATATGCTAAATCATTAATTACTAAAGGAAGCAGTCTATATTCTGCTCTTTGGATACGATGTTGTAATGTCTCTACAGTATCATCAGGACAAATAGGAACCCTTGATTGGTTTATTATATCACCACCGTCAAGCTCTTCGTTAACATAGTGGACAGTACATCCACTCTCTTTATCACCTGATTCTAAAGCTTGTTGCACTGCATGTAAACCTTTGTACTTGGGAAGTAATGATGGATGCACATTTATAATAGGACATGGAAACTCAGATGGTTTCCTAAGAACTCTCATGTAACCTGCTAATACAACAAGATCAACTCTCCATGCTTCAAAGAGTTTTATCATTTGATCTTCATCTTTGTGTGCTACCCTACAGTGAGGGATTCCAAACTTTGCTGCTCTCGCTACAGCACCGCATTGTTTTGTATTGTGTATCATCAACACAATCTCATGTTTCATCTGAGGGTAACGAACTATGTTCTCGAAGTTGGTTCCGTTTCCAGAACACATAACGCCTAATCTCATTAGTAATGATCCTCCAATCCTTCTACGGGTGTGGGTTTCCAATCCTCACCATAATATTTTTCTAGAATATTATGATGTGGTGCATCTGTACCTACCTCTAGTTTTTTAGGTGGTGGGGGTGGGAACATTTCTAGTTGTATCTCTGGTATAGAATAAGTGTCTCCACTCTTTCTATGATGACACCAATAGAATGTACCGTCTTCTTTTTTATATAAGTGGTCTGCTTCATGTGGACTCAACAGAACCATCTTAACTATCTTATCTCCTTTTTCATTCATAGACATCATAAGGACCATTAAGTTTTCTTTGATGTTCTCTCTCATCAAGAACCTCATTGATTAAATCTTTGAGTTCCTCTTTGAGCTTTGGTTCAATCAAAGGTAATGGTGTAGGGTTAAATGGTGGATAGATTGGTTCACCATTTTCATCACGTGGGTATATGTTATCCTTACAACCTTCGGTTGCTTCACCACTCATACCCTGAGTGTCTATTTTTCCCATGTGAGTAACTCCTTATACTTATGGTATAATTGGCCACACTTCGGTTCTGTGTCACGAGACTTCCACAATTGATTTATGATCTCTCGCATATCATCCACAGGGACAACAACAGATAGAGGTTCTTTTTCCTCAGTGATAATAACTTCAGCCATTAGTTGAAAACTGCGTTAACAGACATAACTTTTGCATTAGGATTTCTAGCCAGTGCTACTTGCCTAGCTTCCTCATAATTTCTAGCGATCACAGTCTCACTAAAGACTGTTCCAGCGACATAGAGTTTGACTTCACACTTCATAATTTGTAAGGACTAGTTCCTTCCTTGTTGCTTGATCTATATTATAGCACCCCACGCTCCTCATGGTGTAAGTATGTGCAAATTCCCCAACTGTCCACTCCTTGAAACGATCCTTAACAATCTGGTCAGAGTTATAAGATATTAACATGTTGGAAGTATACTCATCACAATCAGCAGCAAACTTATCATGATCAAACTTCTTATGCATACCACCCTTTCTACCATATAGATTATCTTTGATATCATATGGTGGATCCATGTATATAAAGTGTCTCTTTCTATCCCAGTCAGCACATAACAATCTCTCGTATGAATGACTGGTTATAATCCAACTCTGTATCAGTTCTTGGTAACCAGTAAGCTTTTCAATCCCTCTAATTGAGAAGTTGGACTCGGATGCTTGTTCACTAAATGATGAAGACTCAGTGAGACCACTGAAGCTACACTTATTAACGATATAAAAAGCGATGGCACGATCAAGTTGAGATTTTTCTGGGTCATTAATAACTTCCTTCATTGATTGGAATAAACATCTAGCAGAATCTGGATTACAATGAACCCCCTTAAGATTTAATATTTCTTTCTGCAGATCTGCACCATTGTGCTGTAGCTCACACCAGAAGTTAAACAATGGTTCATATAAATCATTGACCCATATCTTAATGTTAGGATATCTCTTTGTTACTTCCAATGCTACAGAACCACCACCTATAAATGGTTCACGATATTCACCATAGTCTTTAAGGTCAGGGAAGAACTGGAACAGCTTAGATAGTGCTCTAGACTTACCACCTGGATATCTTAAAGGTGTCTTCAAAGATTTGATACTCATTTCCACTCCACTCCTAACATAATCTCAGTTAAACATGCTAGAGTATTAATCTCTTGGTCAGCAACAAAGTTTATCTGATACTGATACTTTGCTATGATGATAACAATGTTTGGTACAGAACGACCAGTAGCATGTTCATACATTGTATCATAGATCCTTCTCATAATGTGATGGGGATCATGATCCATGTGTTGAGTTACCCACTCCTTGACCAACTTATAGTTACGATCCTTCATTGCTTTAATGAGATCATAAGCATTGATGTCTGCTATATCTGTTAGGATATCTGCCTCTATCTTACCCTTGGCTGCATGTCTCTGTGTCTCATTAAGTAACCTTCTCCAGTCAGGATAATATCTCTTAATCAGTTTAGCAGTAACCTTATCACTAGACTCAACAGACTCACCTTTAAGTATATCTCTAAGTCTCTCAAAGAACTGGGAGCTTAGTTCTGTCTTCTCAGCATTATTGATCTTGAAATCAATAACAGTGCATCTAGATTTGATAGGATCTATCAAACGATTAACAAAGTTACAAGTAAAGATAAACCTACAGTTCTTATGATACTCCTCTATTGCTGCTCTAAGGATCATCTGAACATCAGAAGTCATATTGTCTGCCTCATCCAGTATGACCACCTTGTGCGTCTTTGTAGAGGTCAATGAGACTGTAGTAGCAAATTGCTTTACTCTAGTTCGGATAGTATCAATCGATCTACCCTCGTCTGATCCATTAATAATAATATAAGAAGCACCTAACTGATCACACAAAGCTCTAGCTACTGTGGTCTTACCTATACCAGCACTACCAGATAATAAAAGGTTAGGAATCTCACCTTGATCTAAAAAACCAAGGAAAGATTTCTTTAAACCATCTGGTAGGATACAATCATCAATAGTCTTGGGTCGATATTTCTCAACCCAAAGGAATTCAGTTTTCATCAGGTTTCATTTCAATAACACCACTCGATCTCATCTCATGGTATCGATTACGAATCTGGTCTTTAAACCAGGCGGATCTATTACTAGCAAGATCATACTTAACAAGCTCATCCAATATCTTAAGAAGATCTGCTTCTTGTTTAGTGAATGATATGTTAATGATTAACTTCTTTTCACTCATTGTGGTTCCAAAGCAACATAATACTTTAAGTTAACATCCTGAGATCCCTCCCAATCACTAACCACCCATTCAGATAATAGTTGTTCTGATACAGATACCCTATAGGATGCCTTATTGTATACACGTAAGTTATCAACCTTCATATTAAGATCATACTCACCTGTAGTAGTAGCATTAGGTAGATCAAATCTACATGAGTTACTGGTGTCCATATCCTTATCAGAGAAGTTAATGAAAGCAGCAGTACCATCACTACAGAATGATAGATCCCTGAAACCAAACTTACCTGAGATATTCAATCCCTTATTAAGCAAAGACTTATCCAGATCAAACCCAATGTTTGAACCAGGAAATCTAACAGACTTATCAGGAGCAACCTTAAGGGTAATCTCTGGATCACTGTAATAATATTTGATTGCTATGTTATTACCACGAAGAACAACATAGTCCTCGTTACCAAACTCTAGTGTTGGATCATCTAAGATTCTTAAACCAGATAGAAACTGACTTAAGTCATAGATTGCAAAGTCTTGTGGGAAGTATTCCTCACACTCATACTCTGCTAGGATGTTCTCTGCATTAGAGATAGTCTTAATGATGTTCCCCTTCTTGAATACTATAGAGGAATTAATTGTTGCGAAGTTCTCAAGGACTGAGAACGTCAGTTCTGATAAATGTACTTTACTTGTCATAATCTACGGTGAATGCAGTAGCTCCAGTTTGTGCCTTTTGGTATGCAGCAGTCTTATCATTGAAGTGAAGAAGTAACACAGCATAATGGATAATCTTGATGATGTCCTTTCTGCTTGTACCCTTCCTATCATACCGTGAAGCATATTTCAAAATATTAGACCTACAGAATGCTTCTGCGTCACCTACTGAGTCAATCAGGTCAAGTGTTTGAACATTACCTGCTGAGTAGTGACCCCTGTATGTCTGACTGATATAATCCGAGACCTCTTTCAGGATCTCACTTTCATTGTATTTCAACGGTTCCATACGTATTGTATCTTATCATGATAACATTCAAATTCGATTCCGTCAAGACTTTTTAGCTTAATTTTATGTAAAGGACTGGAAGGAGTTCCCACCCCTTCCAAAATCATTCCAGACCTACCATCAGTCAAGGTAGCCCAATGTCCTAGATAACCGTTTTTACTCGCCATCGGTTTCCTCCTCTAGATCTACTTTAGCATCAATCTTATCGTATAGATCAACGAAGGACTGCTTAGTCTCTTCATCAAATCTATTTACACATACCTGTATCGCTTTAACACGATTGTTCCAGATTGCGAAGGCACGAATGATGTGTACCAATCTACGTGTTGAGATAACCTCATCAATACCACCGTCACGGAATGTTCTACGGATGATATCAGACCAGTTAGCAAGATTCTCGCAGAACTCTTCATCAAGTACACCTAGGTTAGCAGATACTTTCTCAAGGATCTTTTGCTCAGTCTTAGGAGTAGGATACTCTTGCTCAAAGGTTAAGGCGAATCGCTCAAGGAAGGCTTCGTTGAGCACGTTAGTTCCAATAAAACGTCCATCATCTGAACCCTTACCTTTTGTGTTTGCTGTTGCGATGATGTTGAATCCTGATTTTGGTCGAACGAACCTCCCAACCTTTTTAAGGAAAACACCTTTTCCTTCAAGGATTGATTGAAGGCAGAGGATTTTGTTTGAGGCAAGGTCGATTTCGTCAAGGAGCAAGACAGCTCCTCTGTTGAGAGCTTGAATAACTGGACCATCGTGCCAGACGGTTGCACCGTCAACAAGACGGAACCCACCAATGAGATCATCTTCATCTGTTTCTATTGTAATATTTACTCTAACTAACTCTCTACCCAACTGAGCACATGCTTGCTCTACACTAAGTGTCTTACCATTACCAGATAGTCCAGTAATGAATGTGGGATAGAACATTTTGGAACTGATGATTTTCTTTACATCAGAGAAGTTACCAAAAGGTACATAGTTTGGATCTTTCTGTGGAACTAAATTCTGTTCTACTGCTGGTGTTGCTGGTAGTCCCTCATAGACTCTCTCCAACTTCTCAGCAACAGTAAGGTTCCACTTACCTAGACCTGTTTTAAAATCTTTTAAACGCTTACTAACAGTTTGATAACCTAGATCAAAGTGAGCAGAAGCTTGACGTAACTGAGATGCATTGATCTCTGTTCCGAATTTTTCTTGTAAGTAACCCTTTATATCTTCTGTGGTTACTGGTGATGGAGCGAAAGGCATTGGATTTTGTTCTGTATGTTATAAGTATAATGGATTGTTTGGATTTGTGGGGGAAGGGAGGACAGTTTGTTAACTGACCATCCCTATGAACGAACTTAGGATCTTCTTGTTGTTGGACTTACTACCTAGCATCTTTTTGAATGCTCTAGAGATATCACCCTTCTTAGCACCTTCCTTAACTTCAAATTCAACTTCATTTTCTAAAGCTTTATCTTGAAGGGCATAGAGTTCAGTGAATCCCATAGGATTAGGAATAACAACTGCCTTATCTTTTCTCCATTGCTTTTGTATATCATAGTAGTTTGTAGTACTGTAACGATGTACAAAGCTTTGTAAGTGTCCACCAGGAAGGATTCTAAACCCTACTATGTTAACACCAGGATTACGATCTTTAACTTGAGTTATCAAAGTCGTTGTTACTTCTGTATAAGAGTCACGGAATTGAGGATAGACTCTACCAGTCTTACGATCACGTAAAGCATTAACCTCACCCATTCTAGAGCAAGATACTCTTTCATCTTCTCCATCGTAACTATAAGTTTTTCTACCATAAGTTATCATGCTACTCTCACCATCAGTAAGAATGCATACATTAACTTTCTCTAGATCATTCTCTTTCTTGAATGTTGGTATGATGCTATTAAGTGAAACAATTGCTTCATTCAATGGAGTACCAGATAGTTCTAATCCCATTGTTGGTGAGTAGAAACTATTTCTATGACCTTGATAGAGCCAAGCTTCTCTCCAAAGATTGATGCACTGTCTCTCATAGTTACGTGCATTGCTACGTGATGAGATAAGGTTAACCATGTTGAAGTTATTACTATCAACATAGATTTCTCCTATTACAGGTTCAACCTCCTCATTGTCTCTCTCCCATCTGAAATTACCAGGTTGAGTATTAGGATTGTTTTTGATTCTATTAACTATTCTCCACTCATTTGTGAAAGCATAAACTTCAAATGGAATCTGAACTTTCTTACAGAAGGCAGTAAGATTTAATAGCTGCTTAACAGTTGAATAGATTGTAGGAGACATAGATCCACTCCAATCTAAAACAAATAAGAGACCATGATTCTTACCATCAGGTAAGACTGTTATCTTCTTGAAAAGGTCTTCGTTATACTTGTAAGTGTGTAACCTTGCTGTGTCCAATACTCCAGTCCTAGAAGTAGCAGCACGAGCATAAGCACTGGCAGACTTTCTGCATTCAAATTCTTTAACAAGATAGTTAACCTCCTTTTGTGATTGCTTGCGAAACTTACGATACTCTTGATCAGGTGAACTGTAAACAAAAGATTCTACATTACCTTTATGCTCTGGTACATTCTTGGATACAAATTCTTTAAGGTGATCAGCACTTGCTACGAACTCCTTTCTATTAGAATCGATCCAGTCATGTACTTCAGTCCAGTCAACAACAATATTGTCTATGTTAAGGTTTTTAGGTAACTCAACATAAGATATTGTACGACTGTTATATTTGTTTGCATTTAATTTTTTGGTTTGCTCATCAAATGCTTTCTGGGTACGTGACAGATCTGAGTTGTGATCACCACCTCTGTTAGATCCTTCTGTAATATCATCATCATCACCTTCACCTTCCTCTTCATCATCACCACTTCCATCAGAAGAAGTTTGATCAGTCTCTTCAGTTTCAGGTGTTGCTTCTGACTGCTGATTCTCTAACTCACCAGTTCCTTCTTTAGATGAATTGTTAGGTAGAGATTCTTTTGCAGCATTCTCTTCCATCTGCTTCTGATAAGCATATACTTCCTTTGCAATCTCAATAACTTCTTCAAATGTTTCTGCAGATTCTGCTTTAAGAACAAAGACCATTTCTTCTGCTGTAAATGGAATCATAGCAGTAGCACCAACCTTAGCATTAAGATTGATACGATCAATTAAGATGAAGGTTTTTAAATTCTCACCACCAATCTCAAAGAAATCTCTATCATCAAGCTCTGCATAACCTCTAGCAAAAGTCTTAGTGAGACCAGGATACTTACGCTTCATCAATTTCTCGATGCGTACATCCTCAATCACATTGATATAATCTTTAGGGCAGTCTGCATCTTGTGTCCAATCATAGTTGGGTGTATATAATGCATGTCCTACCTCGTGACCTACTAGAAGATCATACACAGTGTTTGTAGCGAAGTCCCACTGTGGTAGTTCAAGTACTCTTCTCTGTACATCAAATGATGCTGTTGTGCAAGTGCTGTTATGCTCTACTATAAGGTTCTCAGTAGCAAGCAATCTTGCAAGGTTTCCTTTAATTTCGTGCTGTAGAGTCATGCTGTTCGTGTCTTATGTACCTATAATACATGATCTTAGGGACACTTCAACCAATAGTGTCCACTTTCTAGACCGTCACATTACCAGCAATGGTGATCCTGTTCTCATCAGAACTATGGTATGGGTTAACCCCATGATGGATCCTAGAAGGGAATAGTATGATAGCACCTTCTGCTCCCTTGTCAACCTCCACGTTCTGTATATACACACCACCATAATGAGTAGGGTGTATAAAGTATGGACATCCTGGAAAAGATTGTTTAGAAGTATTTCTATGAAAAGGAAGACTTCTTTCTTCTTCTAAGGTGAATGGTATCTTATGAAAAATAATATAGCTATAGATCCCATAGTGATTATGTGGTGGGTTATATAGGTTCTTTGAAGTGATGTTAACCCAAGGGTCATCCATCTTTAGATTCTCAAAACCTATATG